AGTAAATGAAGGTATCACTGTAATGCAGGAAGTTGACGATCTAAACGACGGTCTCAATGACACAATTAAGGCAATTGCAGAAGAAATGCAGATTAAGCCAACAGTGCTTAAAAAAGCATTGCGCACAGCATACAAAGCAGACTTTGAGAAGCACAGTGATGAATACAGTGAACTTGAAAACATTTTGGCTACTGTAGGCAAAATCTAAGTGCAAAACATAAAGCAGTTTTGGATTAATAGTTATAAACTAAGTCCACTTGCATTTTACTGTGAAATGATAGAAGCAGTGTTTCTTATCAGTGCAAGTGCTATACTTAGTGTGACTATACTAGATCCTGACGGTTGGACATTTGTTCCACTGTATCTTATAGGTAGCATATTAGGTATCGTTAGTGCTATAATAAGAAAAGCAGCATTTGTCATTGTATTATGTAGTTGGTTCACAGCAATGAACTTGTTTGCACTTGTACAACTAATAGGGGCACTTTAATGAGTTATGTAGACGCATGGTTCGATAGAGAACGTGACAGGATACATGTAGTCGAACGTGTAGATGGAAAGAGAACATATCAGGAATATCCTGCTAACTATGTGTTCTACTATGATGATCCGCGCGGCAAATATAAAACTATCTATGATAAACCTGTGAGTAGATTTGCTACACGCAATCGCAAAGAGTTCCAACGTGAACTTAAAATACAAGGCGGCAAGGGTGTATGGGAAAGTGACATCAATCCTGTGTTCCGTTGTTTAGCGGATAACTATCTAAACGCCGATGCTCCTAAACTACAAACTGCTTTTTTCGATATTGAGGTAGACTTTCACAAAGAAAAAGGCTATAGTAGTCCTGAGGATCCTTTTAATCCTATTACAGCAATTAGTATATATTTAGACTGGACAGACACACTTGTTACATTGGCTATTCCGCCTGGTGGTATGACAATGGAAACTGCTAAGGATCTAACAAAACGTTTTGATAACACATACCTGTTTACTAGTGAAGCAGAGATGCTACAAGTGTTTTTAGACTTACTAGAAGATGCAGATATTGTAAGTGGTTGGAACAGTGAGGGATATGATATACCTTACACAATTAATCGTATTACCCGTGTGCTTAGTAAAGATGATAACCGTAAGTGGTGCTTGTTCGGTCAACAGCCTAAGAAACGCACATTTGAACGCTTTGGTAAAGAAAGCCAAACATTTGATCTAGTAGGGCGTGTACACTTGGATTACATGCAACTGTATCGCAAGTACACATACGAGGAGCGTCACAGTTACACACTAGACAGCATTGGCGAACATGAACTAGATGAACGCAAGGTTGCATATGAAGGTACACTGGATCAGTTATACAACCAAGACTTTGAAAAGTTTATTGATTATAACAGGCAAGATACTGCACTGCTTAACAAACTGGATAAGAAACTGCGCTTTATTGACCTAAGTAATGTACTCGCACATGAGAACACTGTACTACTAATGACAACAATGGGTGCGGTTGCTGTGACAGAACAGGCTATTATCAATGACGCACATGCTCGTGGCATGGTTGTTCCCAATCGTAAAAACAGAGATGGTGAAAGCACTACAGCGGCAGGTGCATATGTTGCATATCCTAAAAAAGGATTGCACGATTGGATTGGTGCTATTGATATTAACAGTTTGTATCCTAGTGTGATTCGTGCGCTTAACATGGGTCCAGAAACTGTAGTAGGACAACTGCGTCAAACAATGACTGAGCATGCAGTGCGTACAAAGATGGCAGACAAAAAAAGTTTTGCTGATGCGTGGGAAGGCGAATTTGGTAGTAAAGAGTATCAAGCAGTTATGAACATGGAGCGTGGCACTGAGATTACTATCGACTGGGAGAACGGTGACGAGGATACGCTAAGTGCATATGATGTATGGCGCCTTATGTTTGACAGTAATCAACCTTGGACACTGAGTGCTAACGGTACTATCTTTACATATGAACGCAAGGGTATTATTCCTGCACTATTGGAGCGTTGGTACAGCGAACGTAAAGACATGCAGAAAGAACTAAAGAAGGCAAAAGATGATCAAGGTGATGTTGAGTATTGGGACAAGCGCCAGTTGGTTAAGAAGATTAACTTGAACAGTCTGTATGGTGCTATTCTAAATCCAGGCTGTAGGTTCTTTGATCATCGTATCGGACAAAGTACTACATTAACAGGACGCTGTATTAGTAAGCGCATGGCTGAAACTGTTAACGCACTACTTACAGGAAAAGAAGATCATGTAGGTGACGCTATTGTATATGGTGATACTGACAGTGTATACTTTAGTGCTTGGCCTATGATGCGTGAAGATGTAGAAGCAGGACGGCAAGAGTGGACCAAAGAGCTTGTTGCGCAACTCTATGATGGCATTGCAGATCAGGTCAACGAGGAGTTTCCGGTGTTTATGGAACGAGCTTTTCACTGTCCGCGTGAGAACGGTGAGATTATTCGAGGCGGCAGAGAAATTGTTGCCACAAAAGGACTATATATTACCAAGAAGCGTTATGCGGCACTTATCTATGACTTGGAAGGTTTCCGTTTAGACACAGATGGTAAACCGGGTAAAGTTAAAGCAATGGGATTAGATTTGAAGCGTAGTGATACGCCAAAAGTTATGCAAGACTTTATGAGTGAACTATTGCTAGATGTACTAACTGGTAGCCAGCGCGAAGAAATTATTGAGAAGATAAAAGAATTTAAGAATACATTTCATGAGCGTCCGGGTTGGGAAAAAGGCACACCCAAGCGTGTTAACAACTTGACCAAGTACAGTGCAGAAGAAAAGAGACTAGGCAAAGCAAACATGCCTGGACATGTTAGAGCAGCAATGAACTGGAATAACATGCGTAAGATGAATGGCGACAAGTATAGCCAAGAGATTATGGATGGTGCTAAAACTATTGTGTGCAAACTTAAAAGCAATCCTTTGGGCTGGACTAGTATTGGCTATCCCACAGATGAAACACATTTGCCACAGTGGTTTAAAGACTTGCCATTTGATGACAGTTTGATGGAAGCAACCATTGTTGATCAAAAGATTGACAACTTGCTCAGTGTTCTCAAATGGGATCTAAAAGGTGCAACACAAACTGCTAACACATTTGATGACTTATTCTCCTTTGAGTAATATGCGTATATAAATACAACTGGAGAACGTCGATGAAACTTGTAGATAAAATGATACTGCTTACTCGAATACTAAAAGACAATAAGCGGTATACTCTCGACATAGAAAGCGATCTCCAAATTCAACAGAGTTACTATCAGGATCAATCTAGATATTACAAAGACAATCGTAATCATAAAGAACTAGACAGCATAATTCAACAAATGCGTGATTTAAAAATACGTCACGATGAAATTCTTTCAAAAATTAACAAAAAATCTGATCAACTGCTAAGAGACGAGGAAGTTAAAATTCTTCGTAGAGACTATGATACTTTTGCAGCACAAAAACCTGATCTAGCACTAATAAATGAAAGAGTGGAAAAACTAGATCCTCAGTTTGTTTACATATTAAAAAGAAACATAGGCTACTACAGTGATTGGCGCTGGGCAGGAGTTGAGCTAAACCCTAGTAACGGATTTTTGACAAGAGCGTTTTTAGCATGCGATCCTCTTTACATGTATACAAATAATGTAATAGATAAAGAAGCCATCAAAAAAGAATTCAACAGTTTTTTTACTGAAAAACGTATGATGTTTTACGATAATCTCTTGCACTTACCCCAAGGTCAGTTAGGATTGGCAGTCAATGTAAACAGTTACGAATTTTGGCCATTTGACCCAATAAAAACTGAAATGCAAAAAGTCTATAATCTTCTTAAACCAGGTGGACATTTTATTTTTACATATAACGATTGCGAACAACTAGCAAGTCTTGATTTATGTGCTAACGATTATAGAGCTTATAATACAAAAACACTTATGATCAATATGGTGCAAATGTTAGGTTTTGATGTGGTTAAACAAGACGAAGTATGCAATGGTGCTCATAGTTTTATGGTAGTCAAAAAACCTGGCATACTTTCTAGTCAGAAACTTAGTAGTCCGCTAGTAGCAATAGAATCACCTAAAGATTATAAAATAAAAAAATAAATTGACTTTCCCCCTAAACCTAAATATAATACTACTATTATTATAAACATAAGGACATTTTGATGAAAGATTATCTACTCGACATCGTCAAGCATACACATTCGCTTGGCTTTATTAGTCTTGTTAAAGTAACAGGCACAGACAAAACCACAACATTTGAAGGACTTGCAGAAGACCGTAGTGTTATTCTACAAGCCACAACTAAGACACCAGTAGCAGACTTTATGGGAACATTTGGTATGCCTAACTTGGACAAACTAGGTGTTATCCTGCGTATTCCAGAGTATGCAGAAAACGCAAACATTAGTATTAACAAGCAAGATCGCAATGGCGATAGTGTACCAGTTGGTATTGCATTTGAAAATGCAGGCGGCGACTTTAAGAATGACTATCGCTTTATGGCAAGTGAGATCATTAACGAAAAACTAAAAACAGTTAAGATGCGTGAAGTTAATTGGGGCATTCAGTTCCAACCTACAGTAGCAAGCATCCAGCGTTTTAAGTTTATGATCAGT